AAGTTTTTTTCCAGAAGATGCCATTGCCATTGTGGCACTTCCAACAATGACCGATACCATAAGCTTTTTTAGATTTCTTAGAAGTGTCGATTTCCACTTCACCAGAATAAGGGGTGGTATCATCCATTGCGGTATACCAGATTTTTTGTTCTTGCTTACACATTATTTCACCTCATTCTTGCTGTTGGTATTATTCATCTTGATAGCGTGTCTTAGTATTCTATCCCTTTGCGATTTCTTGCATTTGGATATTACAGCCAGAACATTGATTGCGTGTTGCTGAACTTCTTCCTGTGAGAAAGTATGATTGCGGTTTATTTTAACCTCAAAGTTTTTTGCAATAAGGTCATCGGTGAAACCCTCTCTTTTGAGTGCTTGCACTTCAGCGGTAGTAATTATTTGTTTCATTTGAACTCCAATCTATTATTATTATTAGTATTAATAACCTAGATTCTAAGCTAGGTTTATTCAATAGTCAACCCCCATAAGGTAAAAAATATTGTGGTTTGGTGTTTTTTTTGATATTTTTATGATATTCCTCCTAAGACTAGCGGAATATACAAACTGAACTCCAATTCGATTTGTATAGAGTAGGGGGTAAATTTTATAACTTAAATGGGTGCAATCTCATTAGAATTTAGAACTTACCCCCTATGATAAAAGAATCCGACATACAAATAGCCTGTAATGACTACCTAAATTATCTGTGTAAATACTACCATTTTCGGCATTTTCATGTACCGAATGAAGGTCAGAAGTCTATTGGGTATCATTTAAAGATGAAAAAGATGGGTCTGAAGTCTGGTTGTCCAGATATCATTATTGAGTATCCAGAAGGTAGAATACTTTATATTGAGTTGAAGACTGAAAAAGGTAGGCTTTCGGATAGTCAAAAGCTTTGGGCGGTGCAATCAAAAGCTATGGGTACACCTCATTTTATTGTGAAGGGCGGGGTGACTGAATGTTTAGACCAGATAAAAGAGATTATTGAAATAAACGTTCCTGTGCGGTCTTAACTATTTTAGCGTTACTTTACCCTTTTTACACGCAACAGACGCTGTACGGCTTTTAAATTGCCTTTGAAAGGCATTTTGTTCTTTCTGCTACGTTTTCGTTTACGCCCTATGGGTCTTTTGTCTATCAATTCAGCAATGGTAGCTGTAGTAGTGAAGCCACTCATTTCCCGACTTTCCGCATTGCTCTAGTATGTGCTTGAGCAAATGTTTTCCCCGCTTTTAGGTCTTTTGCCATTTCTTTCATGTGCTTCAATGAATGATGCCTAGCATGACTGTTCATAGTCTTGCGTTGTCGGGGTGTTAAATCCTTAGTGAACTTCTTGATAGATTTGACTAAAACCATTTACCGCTTTTTCCTTTTCATCTTTTTGGTTTTTTTCTTCTTCTTTTTCATAGGTGATGAATGTGACCCTTTTCCATAATGATATGGCATTACTTCTTTCCTTTCTTTTTCTTTTTACCCTTTTTTTGACTTTTTAGAATTGCTTCCTGTAGTCCTTTTGGTAGTTTTTTTTGTTTTGGTGTTAGTGCCATGATACCCCCCTTTGGTTTTTTGGTTCAATGATTTTTTTAGAAAATAACTCGCTATCTTTGAGAAGAAGTCATAAAGCTTCATGTATATTTGTTTTTTCATGTCGTTATATCCTGGGATTTATTCAATAAAATCAAGCACTTACAAGTTCAAAATGTGGGGCATCAATGAAGGCTCTACGCCCTTCTGAGCGTCTAAGGTCTATATAAGCGTTCATAGCTTCTTCGGCTGTACCTTCCCAATCTCGCAAGTCTGGGATGTGCCATGAAGCACCCCATCGGATTCCAACACCTTCACGAACTGACGCTTCTTTGAACGCATCTGCTATATCATCATATAAATTTAATTCCCATGAAATTCTAGAACCAATATACGCAACTACGTCAACCGCATCCCCTGTTAAATGTTTGCTTTTCATTGTTTGTGAAGCACCTCTTGCTACTAGGTCTTCTTGTTCTTTTTCAGTTCTGAGTCCACAAGTAACCCCAAAGTCCACGTTAGTCAGACCTATAGCTGTGGTTACTACTGAATGTAATTTGTTATTTACTCCGTCTAGTCTGCCTAGACTTCTTTGTGATAAGGTAAAAGGCATTATTTCCTCCTTAATTTAGTGAATGACCGCAAACCAAACGACCCCGCTATTGATGCGTACATTCCATATTTTATAAAGTCTGGGGTCTTTTCCAGATTTTCCCAACCTCTAGCCATGATATCTTGCATACCACCCCACGGGATAAAATTTGCTAATATTATAGCCACAAAAACAATAGTCCACAATTCATCTTTCCATGAACTTTTTGAAGCATCCATTGCCATTGTTTCCCAATTAGCTGTTCCTTCTGCTATCTTTTGTTCTTTGACTGCTTTGGCTTTTTGTATTTGTGATTTACTGTCCAGATAAGACGTACCTAGACCGACAATCGAACTAACTATCTGACCTATCATTGCTACCCCCTTTTGCTTCTTTGTTTATGAACACCGCAAAACTTCCTGTCATTGCTCCTGTCACAACAGATATTAGTGAAGCCATTTGTGTGCTAAGTTCTGGTTGTGCTAATGCGTATTCAATACATCTTATGTAGACAAGCGTCATAACAATCATCATAAATCTTGGAACTATTTGCCATCTATTTAGTGTTTCTGGTGTCATTTTTTAAAACTCTCATTTAGTGAATCTACTACTTGGTCAATATTGGGCGGTTTACCATTTGGGTCATACCGACAACGATACTGTGAAGGACACTCTCCTTCGACCACCAATGTGTAAGTGTCGTTTGCTCCTTTATATAAACATACTTGCTGACCATTTTTTGCTCTAACTCTTTTATATCTTCTACAAGTAACATATTTTGGGTCTTCTCTCATCCCTTTTCTAATTTCTTGTTCCCATGTCCAGTCGCTGAATTTTTTAAGAAAACAAGAAAAGCATTGAAATATATTCTCCGATTGTGCGTAATATATTATCTCTCCATTGGTACAAAGCCATTCAAAGGTTTCTTGTCCACCTTCTTTTCTAACGCATTTATCTCTAGTCTGATAGCCACCAACCCCTGTCGAACCCCATAAGAGTGAATATAAAACCACCCAAAACACCAACACCAACAACCAAAACCATTGCCAAAACGACATAAGTTACAACCTTTTCTTTGAATTTTTGTTTATCGTAAACCTCCTTTTGTCTTCTCTTACGAATTTCCCCCTCTAAGCGTAATATCTCGTTCCATGCCGACTGTCCGTGACTGTATTGGATGAAGGTGCGTAAGTCATTTCTTTGTTGTTCTAACTGGGTCTTAGCGGTAAATGCTTCAATGGCTTCTTGCTCAATACTTTTGCCATTGATTACTTTTTTAAGTAAAGATGGGTTTTTTGCTGACTTGTGAGCATTATCAATATCGGAAACAGCACCCATCCACCTAGATAAGTCCTGTGACATAGATTCAAGCTCTCTACCCGCATGAAATGCCTTTTTAATGCCGTTAAAAGCGGTGCTTGCGACTGCTAGGCTTGCACTTATACTAACAGGGTCAAACATTTAAGAACCCCCCTGTAGTCAATTTATAGCACTATGGTGTTGAAGATAACCCCGAATGAACTTAAAACATAAAAGGCGGTTATTGATATTACTATTCTTTCAAGTCGTGAAACCCTACGTTCCATATCCTGTCTAAAGTGGTACATATCGTTTTTTAAGACGCTTAGTTCCATTAGTATTGCGTTTATATCTGCTTTTGTCATTTTAACTTGGTTTCGTAGGGAAAGTTACTGAGGACATATCAAGCGACCCATCGGCTGATAACTTTGGTTTTGCACTAGCGGGTAAATCTCTAAGCTTGGTTCTATAAGCTTTCATTTCACTTGTTTGGGTGACATCGCTTAGTGCTGTCCAATCTGTTTCGGCTAATAATCTATCTCTTTCAACTCGGAGTAGTCTCATAGGTTCGGCATTTACTAACTCTGTTTTTTTGTCAGACACCGCTTTCCATGTTGTTCCCCAATCTTTCGGGTCTGCACTTTCGATAGCTGAACCATTGCTGTCTTTTCCTGTGACTTTACGAAACATCTGATTAAATTCTTCTTCAGTTTTTGGGTCACCTCTTAGAACCCACTCATCTATCCCTAAACTTGTTAATGCAATTGCTACTGTTGTCATTGTGAAATCTCCGTTATTGTGATTGAGGAAGCATATCTACCTCCACCTCTTCTGTTAGTCCCATCTCGTCCATTAAAGGTTATGGTGGCTGACGAATCAGGTCCTGCCCTTACCTTAAAAGTGGTGGATGAGGTAGTTCCTGCTGTCATAAAATGAGTAAAACTTACAGGAGTAGGCGAATTAGCTATGCTTTCCGTTTCAGCCATCATTGCTAACGCATCAGCCGTTGAATCTTGAAATAATCCAACTGTAAAAATTTTACTACCTACACTAGAATTACAATGGCAAACAACGTCAATTTTTAATTTGTTTGTCGCACTAGTAGGAGTAATAGCCAAAGTCATAAACTCAACACCCTCTGTGTTCTGCATGATGGTATCGTCATAAGCAATTGTAGTAGTGCCAGAAGCTACCTCACCATCTTGAACATTTACAACTTGCACGACATGACCCGTAATCTGTACAGTTCCAGCCGTTGTCTTGCCCTGTATTGTATCGACTTTGAGTGTACTCATTGGGCTATCTCCTGTAGCATCATCGTTGAGGTTGTTCCACCTAGCTGAACGTTTACTTGAGCATTATTTTGTGTAGATTTAAACTGACATTTATATGTCAATGAAGATGTTGAAGAAGGGGAATCAAGAAAAACAGCACCCGCAGTACCAATAGCATCACCATTAGTAGTGGAATTTCCCCCTCTTGGACCAAAAGTAGCAATTAGTGTTGTTGAATCTCTCAAAAGGTTTACGTCCATTTCTGTGTTAGTATTAGTTTGAGTAAAACAAGAAGCCACTTGAACAATAACAAGAATTTTGCTTGTTGATGATGAGGGCGTGATTGAAGCTGTTAAACCAGTATCAGCAAAAGTACTGGAAGATGAGCTTGTTTGAGTGCTAAAACTCGATGTAACAGTTTGAATAACATGGTTTGGAATAGCTACAGTACCGCTTGCGGTAACACCTTCAATTTTATCTACTTTTAATGTTGAGGTCATTATTTACTCTCCAACGCTGTCAATCTAGCATCTATAGATGAGAAGATAAAAGAAAATAACTCTGGATATCGTACGCCTAGCCTTGTCCGTTCTGTGTATCCATCAGTTTTCTCGTTTTTTGTATCCATGTAGGTGTAAGCGTCTTTTGCTTCTATACCTTTTTCTTCATCGGCTTTTACAGCGTCAACTTTTACTTCTTTTTCCCACCATGTGCTTGAAGTGAACAAGCCATATTTAGACGCATCTAATCCCTCTGCACTAAACGCTGATTGTACCTCTTGTGCTATTATTCCTGTGTGCGTCCTAGCCTTGTCACCTTTTTGTGCAACCATATCTTTCCATCTATATGTTTTAAATAATGTAGATAACTTTTTTGCTACGTTTAGTTCTTTAGATGTTAAACTTGCTGTGTCTTGTTTTTCATTTTGGTCAGATGTTTGAATACTGCTATTAGTTGCGTGTATGTCAACAAATCTGACACTTTCACTTCCTAAATCTTTATCATTGTCTGCTGTAGCACCCGCACTATTTGTAGGAACAACATTGTTACCAACAAATTTTATTCCAGTAGAAGTGTGTGCTATGAAAAATTCTCCATTAACACCAATACTTCCTATAGCGGAGTTTGCCTTTTTAAACTCAATATGTTGTCCATCTGCCGATTGACGATTTAATATTAATGGGCGGTCACCCGCATCAGTAGCCGTTGTTGTAAACGCCATAAAATCACTAGGGTCTACCCGAAATCCCGCTGTGGTAGAACTACTTGTTGTCATTCCCATTAACAACCTACCATTAGACTCCACCCTAGCCTTTTCACTTCCCGCAATTTTTACTGCGACTACATCATTCGTAGATAAATCTATACCGCTGTCTTGGTCACCACTCTGATTAGTTATTTCATCTACTTCTATTTTGCTCATACTACCACCCATGTTCCCGAAACAGTAACAGTCACCCCTGTCGCTATTGTAACTGCTCCCGCACTCATTGCGTTATTAGTTGAATCTATTGTGAATGAATTATTTATGGTTTGCTCATGTTGTCTAACAACGGATTCATAGCTTGTACCATCACCTAGTTTTCCAATATCGTTTTCCGACATTATGTAATCTCCAAAATACTCATAGTCACCGAAACTTTATCTGCAACGCTACAGTCAATTTGTATTTTATCGGTAGTTTCTAAAACAATCTTACCACCCGCTAACATATTTGTCGTCTGCCCTACAGCAATAGGAACATTTTTAGCCAAGAAAGTTGTTGTATTTGTTGCGGTTCGACCACCACCCGATGTATCAGATACTAATTTTACCGATGCTGTAACTTGAGAAGTATGAATATTCGCTAACATTAAACCGATTATGATTGTGGTTGTACTTGATGGGGTGGTGTATAAATCTTCGGGCGTTCCCGCACTTGCGGGCATAACATCGTGACTAACTACCTTGAATGTATTTGCCATGTTTTTTCTCCTTTATCCTAAAGCAATCGCCAAAGGAAGTGCGTTAGGGTCTGCTTCGGTAATCCCAACTCCACTAGGTAGCGTTACTGCATTGGTTGATGTGTTAACACTAAAAAGCGTCAAATTATCTGACCCATCATTTACTTTTAACGTTAGGGTGTTTGTGCCTGTGGTATCAACCCAAATAGTTCCCGCAACCGCTGAACTTGGGGTAGATGTTCCGCTGTGTGAAGAATTTAATGCGGATAAAATATTGTTCAATTCAGTCCTAAAAGAACTAAAACCTTGATTTGCTAAACTTACATCTGAAACTTGTGCCATGATTTTTTATACCTTTTTCCTATTAACTTTGCAACCCAAATCCCTTTGCGATGTAGTCAAATGTCCTATCGACTGCACCCCCGCTAGAGTTTGCAAACGCTATTGTGAACCCGCTTACTGTCTTTGAACTTATTGTGAAAACATCACCAGTAGCCATATTTTGTGCGGAAATACCTATTGCGGGTGCTTCAAAAAATGGGTTTGTAAATGTTACTGTTTTGCTTCCGCTTGATGTTGCCACATTACTTTCCGCAAAAGTTCTTTCTTCCATATTTAATTTAATCACAATATTTTTTACATTACTAGACGTTTGAGCGTCATCATTTGACAACTTTAAACGAAACTTTGCAAACTTAAATTTAAATGTTGCTGATTGTGTAATATCTTGAAAGCTTGTGCAATCTGCTAGTGAAGTTGTCGAAGTTGCTATCTGCACTCTATGAAAAGCGTGTATTTGTTCCGTTCCATCAAAAGGTGCTTTAGCTTCATCAAATAATAATGCACCTCTACCACCATCAAACAAATCGTAAGGGTTTTCTGCGTCTAGGGTTATTGATGGTTCTATGTTGCCATCAAATATTTGTGTGAGTGAAAGAGAATTACTAAAATTGTAAAACCCTTTTGCATCTCTATTTGTATTATTAAAGTTTGGGTTTGATGTTGTGTCTGTTCCCCCAAGTTCGAAATCCCCTTCCGCACTATCAAAATTACCTACTGTATCGTCAAAATTAGTAACTGTATCTAACGATAATATCACATCACCCGATGGGTCTATCTTAACAGCAAGCGGGAATGTACTATCCATCTGGTCTGAAGCCGTGAGAATATCGGGCGTTTCTGTGAATGTCGAAATAGTTTGATAAGCCTGTATAGCTGAAATATTGGTTGTGACTATGGTAGCTTCTGCCGATGTATTGCCGTTTTTATCTACTGCTTTGATAAGATATGAACCGACTCTGGCGGGTACTACTGCGTTATCGCACTTTCTTCTAGGGCATCTAACAAGGTTTGTTGAGTTTAGCCAGTTCGCACCAGTTGTAACATTTTGATAGCGTATTTCATAAAACGATATATCCAAGTCGCTATTTGCTGAAGGGGGTGTCCATGTAAGCTTTAGATGGTCTTGACCATGTAACTCAACCCCGAAATCTTCTACATTGCTAGGCGGTTCAACACCCCCTACTATCGCTCTTGTAGTCGATATGAAGGTACTCTTAGACCCTATTGTATTTACCGCCCTAACTCTAACTTGATAAGTTGCACCATCTATCACATTAAGATGTTGATATTCAAGAATTTTTCCTACTGCTATTTCTCTAAATGAATCGGTTACAGCGTTCCCATCGGGGTCTAATGTCTGCTTTATTTGTACCTCATAATTATCAACAAAAAGGTCTGTAGACGCTCCAATAGTGATTAACATTCGGGTTATAACAATCCCATCGGCATATTCTACCAGTTCATCAGATAGTGTAATGCTTGCGGGTGGCTGTACTGAAAAAGGGTTTGGTAGTGTTGTATCGGGTATTGTTGGCACTTCTTGTTGTGTACCGAATGTGTAAAAACTATCTTGATGCTCTGAACATTGTAAACTAACTGTGTGGTCTGTATTTATTGACATTCCCTGTACTCTAAAGGGTTTTGCGGAAAAGCTAGGGGTTGCATGGGTTACGTTTACTATATCCCCTATGGCTAGGTCTAAGGCTGTTGCATCCGCTCTAAGCGATATATCTAGGCTAGTTCTGGAACGTCTAAGTATTATTTCTGCCATTTCTTGAGCTTGATATGGACTTGTAAACATAGAAAAGTCAAATCTGCCCTCTAATAAAAGACCCCCATCAGCGGTTCTCATATTAGCGTGTTGGTCTGCCGATGCTAACCCTGTTTCATCTACTGGCGGGAATTGTGCTGTGTCCGACTGATAATTTTTATCTGGATTGATAAAGTTTACAATAACCCTGTTATATCGTGAGTTCTTGTTTTTACTTTGGACTGTGATACCGCCTAATATATTGTCTTCTGTAAGCGTTATAGACGCTGTGCCTGTGCTTTCGACCAATATATTGTATTTACCCCCCGAAAAGTTTAGATACGACCTAGACCCCCTTACAAAGTTTTTGACGTTATCTATAGCTTTTACTGATGTATCTACCACCGCATGACTGTCCATTAAATCAATCTGGCTTGCACCGCTGAAAGGTGTGATATTTGTATCACAAACATCTGTGGCGGTCTGCCAATCCGCAAAGTTGCTATCGAAATAGCTATTTGGGATACCCATGCCAAATCTATCGTTTCTGAGATAGTCTAATAGCTGTAATATAGGGTTGTCCGAATATTCCCATGTTGTGCTTGTATCTGCCCTGTGGCTACCGCTACCCCCTGTAACTGTTCCATCAAGATTTGGATTATAGACCTTCCGACCCTTTATAATTGCTTGAACTTTGGGCAATGACCCGAACTTATCAGCGTTCCATTCGAATCTTAGAGCTAGATAGGCTAACCCTCGCAATCTGTGGTTTGATGTCCATGAAGTAAGTGTAGATAAAAGGGTTGATGCTGACTGTGAATCTGTTCCTAAATGTGCTTCTACTGTAATTAAACTAGAGTCAGCAAAGAAGTTTGAATCCGAACTAGCTACTGTTCTTTGTGTGCCATCGGTCAATGCTCCGCTTAGAGTTACTTGATTTTCATTTACGAATAGGGTTTCTACGCTGTTTATTTCCCCTTCGCTAAGAACTAAAGCCATATATAAATATTGGTTATCTGTTCCCGATGTTTCTAAGAATACAACATTACCACCGACTTTTCTTGTGCCATATACAACAGGAATAGAAGCGTTTGCCCTAAATTTATTGACTAATATCCCCTGTGCTTGCTGTTCTGCAAAGTCATCCCCGAACTCTGGTATTTCTGGCTGTGGTATCAGCCACCCTACAACGTCTTCTACTACGTCTACGACTACATCAACTACATCCCTTACGAAATCGCCTACATCATCAAGAAAATCGCCTACAAAATCACACATTTACGCTAATCTCCAGTTACCGCCCATATTTTCGAACCCAAGTTTTTCTAACACCGCACCTATTTCTATTTTTGTTGTGACCCCCATGACTATAGGCAAATCATCAGCTACATTTTTTACGCTATCTATCAGCGTTTTGACTAGCTTAAAATTTCTATATTGTTTTTTAATATAAAGAATATTTATGTTTATTAGTTCCTGTTTGCTAAACCAATATTCTGATTTATGAAATATACAACAGCCTATAAGTTCCTGTTGGTCTAACTCTTTTACAAGAATAATTTTGCCCTTTTGTAAAATAAAATGAATAAACGCTTTTAGTTTTGGCTTATCTACTTTGGGTAAGTCTACATCAACTAAATCAATTTCTTTAAAATTTATCAACAAATCAAAGACTTCTTGAAAATCTTTTTTCTCTGCTTGGTATATATGAACGCTACTCATACCCGACCCCATTTAATGTCGCTTACAGTCAAAGCGGAAAATTCCATACCTTTATCAGCACTAAAAAATCTTTTTTGTGAAGTATCTGACGTTGTTCGTCCACTTTGTTTAGAAAAGTTACCCCAATGTGAAGTAACAGTTAGGTTTATACTTGCTGATTTTGTGGTATCCGTAATCTTGTATTCGTCTATTGTTCCATAAAATAACAGAAATGGGTCTGCTATTAGTGCTTGGTTTGCGTCTAAAAACCCCCTGTAGATAAATACATCATCATTAATGATGTTTTCGCTAAGTGCTATGGATATATAGGTTTGGTCTACACCAGAAAGATTTACAACAACGCTATTTTTTGAAGGTGCGTTTGTTTCGCTTATTCCTGTTATACCCCTAAAATGTCCGTTTGCTTGGTATGTTCGTGATGTTCCCGAAACGCTTGAGGTAATATCAAAACTTGCATTTGTCAGATATACCCTTGATGCGAACCCTAAATCTAATAAAATAATCGGGTCAATATTTCCTGTGGCTAGTTCTGTTTTTACTGCACTTGTTAAACCTCTAGCCATTTATAAACTCTCTATTACATCGAACTCATAATTAAATAACAAGTTTCCATCCTTGTCGTTTTGCCCTGTTGCGAACTCTTGAACATCACTTGTTAGGTGTACTGTAAAAGGTACTGAATCATAAGTAACCGCACTATCATCCGCTAATGCTTCTCTAAGGGGTGGTTCTATTGTGACTGTTGACGCATTACTGGATGACGTTGCATCTTCAACCACCATGTAAACTTTATCGTGAGCAAACTTGATAAAATCACCCGCTTTGAGTCTACCCGCACCATCACCCGCAAACCCATCTATTGCTATAGTTGTATCAGCAACCGCATGAACACCATTCACTAACAAAGTGCCTGTTTCATTGCCCTGTGCGTTCAGATAGCTTGGGAAGGTGACTGTAAAATTATCTTTTCTGTTTCTCTGCTTCATTATGAAAGCCATGACTGGTGCAAATTCTGCCCTAGTCATAGGGGGATATGAAAGGGTGAAACTAAAGCGTTGACCTTGCACTTGTCTTCTAAATGTCTTTCCGCTATCCGTTTCACTAAACAAAGTTTTTTGATTGTTCTTGATATTGATAGCTGTAAAATCTGTTTTTGGTAATGCTCCACTCATACGACTGCCATCTTACCCTTTTCGTTCATAGCACTATTGATAAGGTTAACGATTACACCCCTACTATTTACCAACAATTCGTTGAAACCCCTAGCATCTACAGTATTGATATTGAAATTAACTGTGACTTGTTTACCCATTCCTAGCTTGTCATTAGGCACTATTGTTCCCGCTTGGTCTGGTACAAAGAGTTCTGCACCCTTTTCACCAACAATACTTGCCCGACCTACTGGCGGTCTACCACCTTTTTCAAAACCTCTAATTTTGTTTATGATACCCGCACCAAAGGCTAATGCACCTCCTACAGCTACAATATTGAATGGGAAGGGTATAGAAGCAAACGTTTTCATTGCTCCTTCTTGTAAGCTTATTAATGATTTCTTAATTGCATCTGCTTTGAACATTGCCATGCCTTTGTCAAAAGCACTTTGTATCGCTTGACCTATTAACATTTCAACAGTTTTTCTTACAATAAATTGTGATAAATCTTGGAAGCTTAGTTTTCCTGTCATTACAAAATCGGTTAATGATTGTTTCAACCCCTCAAAAGCTTCTACACCTATGTCACGCATTTGCAACAAACCATCTTTCTGAGTTGTCATTGCTTCGTTGAAGCCTTCTTTAAATTTTTCGTATGCTGTTGTGAGTGATAAAAGTTCCTTCTTTTGTTTTTTAAGTGACCCTGTTGTCTTGTCTGTGCTAGTGCCGAACTCCTCTACTGTGCCGATTGGCACTAATGCCATCGCTTTGTCTAACTCAAATAATAATTTTTTGAAATCTCTTAATTCTTTGTTCGCTTTAAAAATTTCATCTGCATCCTCTTGAAAAGGGTTGCTAACTGTTTTAGCTTCACCTAATTTTTTAATAGTCTGAACTAATTCATCCCTTAACTTATGAAAATTTTCTCTAACTCTATCGAATCCAACTGAAGTGTCGCTTGTAAATGTTTCTAATTGAGTTTTAATAACATCTACGTTTGTTTTAAAGTCCTCAAACCCTTTTTTGGCTGAAAACGCTTCAAATAATCTATCTAAAGTGCCTGTAAGTTCTGCAACCCCTAACCCTAAACCGACTAAAGCACCAATTCCTGTTATTCTTGACACTTTTGCAAAAGCTATCATCCCTAATCGCACTTTTGTTAAAGCAAGTGCAAGATTTAGAAAAGATGTTGTGATTTTACCGACAACAACAGCCATTCCTAAAGCTTTTATTAATTCGAAATTATCATGGATAATCTTAATACCTTTACCAACCATAATAACAGCGTTTGAAAGTCCTTTTCCAACTGCTCTGGCAATTTCATCTATGGTATCTTGATTTTCTGATAAAGCTTTATCTAAAGCACCAAATTCTTGTTTTAACCCAACTAAAAATTCGTCTGCTACCGCCTTTTGAAAGCTAAATATTTTATCGCCTATCATTGAAAGCGTTCCTGTGAAAGTCTGTGCTAGGTCATCCGTTGCACCCGCAAACCTTCCACCTTTTCCAAACACTCTTTCAAATGCTTCGGCTGTTTCTTCCGCTGTTACTGTAGCACCCGCCTTGAACCCTAGTAAATCTCTTACACCTCTTTCCCTAAAAATGTCGGCACTAGCTACACCCGCTGAGAATGAACGCTGTATTTGTTCCGCTGTCGTTTGGAAATCAAGACCCGTAACACTAGCAACATTGCCTGTTATTTCTAATATCTTTGCTAATTCTTTGGAATCTTTTGCAACAACTGCTAAATTCCCCGCTCCCGCTTGTATTTGCTCTAGGCTAAAAGGCACTTTCGATGCAAATTTAGACATAACATCAAAAGCTTTTGCACCTTCTTCTACACTACCAAATAAAAATTTTAGTCTTATTTGAAGGGATTCAACTTGTCTACCAACGTCCACAAATGACTTTATGGCAACACCCGCACCAATACCCACCAGAGCATTTCTAAGGTTAAAAACTGATTTCTTGAGTTTATCTATCCCCGTTGTGGCTGACTTCATAGCTTGGCGGGTCTTATCCTTCGCTATAATGTCTATATTTACGTTTTTTGTTGCCACTTATCTACTTGCCTTTGCTAGTCGTTCTTGTCGTTCTCGTTCTTCATGTTGGATTTGAAAGTAAGCAATCCACATATTAAATTCTTCAACAGACATTTGCAAGATTTCGGAAACTGTTTTGTGAAGCTTTTCGGCTAAACCAAATATGTTATGTAATTCTACATCATTCTTTAGTTTTTTTTATAATCCTCAATATCTTCATTACCAGTTCCCATTATCTTTGTGGCAACGTCTGCAATTACATTTGTGTCAGCTTTTGTTTTGAAGGCTAGAATATGCTTGGCATTGAACATTTTTTCGCCATTTTTCGTTAAGGCTTTTTCAATGATAACGTCAATAAGTACAAGCAAATCGGTATTCGTTGCACCCTTGAATATCTTTTGCTTCTCAAGCATATTAAAAGGCTTGGTATGAATAGCCTTATCGCCTGTCAAACCCCATTCTGGCACTTCAATAATTTGTGTGTCTAGCTGACTGAAATGGTCACGAATACCATCAAAGTAGTCAATGTTTTGGTCTGACATTAGACTGTTCCGATGGTTATTGCTCCATTACCTTGTAAAGAAACAGTTCTGGTTGTTATGCCATCTAAAGTAACACCAACTGACATTCCAGTAACAATACCAGTACCGCTAAAACTTTCATCACCAGAATCATTACCCTCTGGCAAGAATACAAAGCTAAGACTTGAACCCTGTAATAATGAAGCTTGCTGTGTGCTTTCTTCATTGTAGTTCATATCTATAGAAGCCGTGAATGTACCTCTACCCGCTTTGAATGTTTTCGCTGTATCACCTAAAGATGTATCCTCAACAACATCGTGTGTAGTGTCTAAGGTGAATCCAGTAACATTACCGATAGCTGTACCGCCTACTGTTACAACTCCTTCTTTTCCGTGATGTGTAGCCATTTATCTACTCCTTTTCTTCTGGTTCAGATGGTTTAACTGCTTTTTTTACAGTCTTTTCATTTTCTAATTTATATCCCAATTTCATGTAATGGTCTATAAAATCTTCTGAAATGGTAATCGTTTCATCACCCTTTTTAATTGTTATATCTTTTGCCATTATGCGCTCCCTCTTGTAAATTCATACATTACCCTCGCTGTTATTCGTACACCGCCATAAGGATATATTGTACCCTCGTCTGTTGATGCGTCAATAATCTGCGTATCTATAGCATTACCATTTCTAGTTATATCATTATCTAGGGTTTCTTCAACCACTTCTATTATTTGGTTTCTTACTGTGTCGATATTTGAATCTGTTCCCTTACCAAAAGCAACTATCAAAAAGTCTATTGTTCCCCTATATATTCCCGCTCCTGTGTCACCTATGCTTGCCACTTCCCTTGTTTCGTCACCAGACTGAACAAATAAGGCGGGAAACTGTGCATCACTAAGTTCTTCTACTTCAAAAGGTTCTCTTGTTATCTTTTTGAACTCAATAGGACTTGTCACCGCATCAAGCTTTGTAATTATATCACCCGCTATGTTTTCTCTTTTGCTCATAATCGCATTTCTTTAAAATAAAAACTAGCAAACTCTGCTTTTAGTTTATCTTCTTCTTTATTTCCAATAGAAAAGAATGGTCTTGTTATTTTTCTTTTACCTACCCCGAATGTGTCGTGAAAACTCGCTATCTTTGCTCTTTCCATGTTTGAGAAAAATAAAGTGCTTTTTGTACCGCCTGTTTTGAAATCTAAGCTACGAAACATCTTACCAGTATCGGTAAGGTCTACAAATCCTGTTTGTCTACCCCTCTTTTTACGGCTTCTGACTGTGCCTTTAGCGTATGC